AGCATAGCATATCTGATTATTCGCCATGAGATACATTTTTAATACATCAATTATACTTGTCGTGTTTTCATCATTAAGCCCATCTTTTAGGTATTTTCCTATTGTGTGGAAATAGCTGAACATACTTCCAGTGATGGATATAGTTGAGTCTAAACCTCCGTATGAATTAGCAAGATAATTATATATTAAACCGCTAACAGTAAGCACATCTGGAGCAAGAACTAAATCTGTCTGGTTAAATGATAAATACTCCCTCATTTCCCGCATATATTTTATATATATTCCTATTCTTTGATCTACAATTTCTAAATCATTTTGCGGATTATCGTCATATTCATAAATATCAAATCCAGTATTACTAATCAATCTGCTATAATTTAACCCATCAAATGAAATCAAAATGCTTTCGCTAATAAACCCAAACTCACCTTCTTCGCTTTGACCAGGACGTATGTTAATAAAAAGGAAAAATAAGCAACCAAAATACTTTGTACCGGCTTCGGTATTAAATATAAATCCGTGTTCAAGTGTCTGTTCTGGGTATCCCTCGAATGCCTGTATCTTTTGAAAAAGGCTTATACTAATAGCGTCAGTAAGCTGTCCATTAGGTATTCCACCTGAAGAATGAACGTCAATATCTGTTATAGCTAATTCATCTAATGCAGATTGCAATAAAACTAAATAATCAGAGTATGAATATCTATTGTCAACTATACTCTTATCATCATCCTTTAGCACTGATAACAATTTCAAATAATCATAACAGGTTACGGTTGCTTTCTTAGATATTTCACTATATTTTGATTGAGTTAAATCTACAATGCCTGTAAATAACAAAGTGCTGTCAAAATACATCCTTACAATATACCATGGAATAAGCCCATTTACCGGCTCTCTCAACATGAATATAGTATCAATTATTGTATTGCTTAGTGTTTCCTGTGTACCATTCGCATTGGAAAAATATAGTAAGTCAAACGATAATGTTTGAGGCTCTAACATGAACCAATCCTGTTGTTTGAGCTTCTTACTGCCTAATTTTAGATTACCGTAAAGCTCAAAATCAGTGCCATTATTGAATGTTAAATAATATCCGGTCATGTTCTCGACCTTGCATAATTACCATCTTCCACAATTTCTGACATTTCAAACTTATCTATTGTTCTGATTATATATTTTGGCTGTGATGCAATAGCTGTTCTGAGTAATTTTACTTCTGCCAGCAATTCAGTGTTACTGCTACTACTTGGTTTTCCTGCCGGGGTTACTGTCACGTTTTCACCACTCTGGGCAGCAAATAAAAAGCTATCTCTCGGATTACCTGACGGGACTTTGAAACCTTCGTCACCTGTACCGAACTGGAAGCCTGTTGCGTTTATCTTTGCTACGTTAGCAATTCCTGAAGCGATTACGGAAGCCGCAACAACGAATGATGCCGGAGCCGGATAATCTGCTAATGCCCTGGCTGCACCCGCGTAAGTATTAATAATTGCCTCACCTGATTTTATTACTTTTAAGGATTCGGCATTTGCGCCCGTAGCTTCTGCCAAGTCACCTAATGCACCGACTAAGCGTCCTACTTGTTTCGCTTCCCTGGCAAATTCTCTGATTGATATCTTCTCGCGAATGCCTGCATATTTACTGTCTATCTCTGTTTTCTTTGCCTCGAATGAGCCATCTAAATCAATAAGTGTGTCGTAGTATTCTTTCCACTTCTCAATCTCGGCTTCCTGCTGTATCTGTAATCTGTCCTTGCCTCCATCGTCAAATTGTTCTTGCAACTCGAACATTTTTATAAGCGCTTTCACAGTGGCGGCGATCATTTTTTCTTGATCTTCTTCAAATGAGCCAGCGTCAAATTCTAATGACATATCACCAAGGTCCGGAAGCTCAACGTCAGCAGAGAAAGTTATTGCTTTCACATCCGCAGTAATATCTATGGTTTGGTCATTGGATAGGATAGCAAGCTGACCTTCAAATTTTGCGGCATCGGCAAGCAGATTTATTATCTCTTTGTCGCCTTCGATTAACTTATTTTGTGCTTCTGCTTGTTTTTCAAGAGATATAACACCACTGTTAGCCCATGCAAGCTGACCTTTTAACCCAGATATTCGGTTAGCATCATTTTGATTCATTCCCAATTTTATCTGATTTTCATCTTTTGCAAGTTCATTTATAATTGCCTGTTTAGCAATAGTTTCATCTGCTAACTTTTTAGCAATGGCCGCCCTTTCCTTTATCCTGTCAACTATGCCCTGCTCTAATTCCTCCCTTGTCTTACCCTCTGTATTGATCTTTTTAAGTTGAGACTCTACCTCAATCAAATCAAGCTGTACTCCTAACTTTTCAAGCTCCTGTATCTTTTCAACGCTGACACCATACCTTTCAAGCTCAGCAATAGTGCTTTGTAAATCATTCTCAGTTAATGATTTTATAAACGAAGTAGCCGCTAAGGTGGCTGTTGACAACACTGGTATAAACCTGTCGCCTATTGCCTCTTGTAAATCACCAAAGTAATTTTTTAACTGTGCAACTTTACCTGCATAAGCGTTCATCTTGTTTATAGCAGTTCCACCAAACTTATCATTAAGTACCTGCATTGCGAATGCCGCCCGTTCTGCTGCGTCCATCTGCGCGATCTGTGGAGTTACAGAGGATTTAAGCTCCGCAATATATCTACCAAGCATTGAGATATTACCCTGAGACGCAGCTGCAACCAATCGAGCCGCCATATTCATGTCCATCATACCTGAAGCCACAAGATCAAGCGTGATAGGCAATGATCCAAGCGCTTTGTCATAGTCACCAGTAAACTGCATTAGCTTCATTAATACATCGGCACTCTGTGTATCACCAAATTCTGTGACCTGTTGCAGGGCAATAAATGTTTTCATTAGTGAAGGTCTTAGATCATCAAAGCTCTTTCCAGTAAGCTCAACGGCAGTCCTCAATCTATTATAGATAAATTCTTGCTTAACGGCAAGTTTTATGCTGTCGTTGAAAAACTTAGCTGCCTTAGTTGCTATGAGATAGGCTGAACCCATCGCCGCAATACTTCCAGCCGCTTTTTTATATGCAGAGGTTAGTCCGCTCGCCTGCTGCGCTGACTTCTGCGCGCCCTCAGTCGTGATCTTTATCTTAAGCTTTTTCTCTGCCATTATTATTTACCTTTAGCTGCTTCACGTTTCACATATAAAGCTTTCTCCGTATTACAAATATTCATGTAAGTACTAAACCCAATCGGCTGATTCATCCAGTTGCCTGCATAAGGGCTTTCGTCACGATTCCAGAATGAAAGAAGCCGGCTAACTCCCGGATAAATATAAGCCCCGTCATGGTTACAGTGATCATAATCTGGACAATCAGTACAGAAATAATGCCGTCCGGCATTTCGTAACAATTCATTTATGTCAGTCCCACTGTTTTCAAGTTGAAACCGGACGGCTTTTGTCAGTTTTTTGAGACTGTGCCATCAGCCCAGGATTTATCGAGTTCGTTAATCGTTGATAAGATTGCACCGAATATATCTGGTGGAAGTAAACTGATATTTTCCTCAGTGATTTTCCTGTCTGATTCCCAGCCAACCTTTTCATCACCGGTTAATGCGCGTCTAATTCTGATGATATTAGCCCTCTCAAAGTTTATATCAACTTCGTAAGTGCCTTTGACAACTTTCTTAGTCCATGCGCGATCCTGTATCTCAACATCATCATCATGAGTTTTAGCCTTCACCGTTGCTACCTTAACCCCGTCAAGTTCCACTACTTTGTAAAACTTAGGGTTGTCATTCATAAAACAGATCATTCTTTATCCTTTGCCTTTTTAGGCTTTGTTTTGTCTGTGCAGGTTACTTTTATTTCATCCGTAAGAAAACTTTGTGCGATCTGAGAAATAGCGGTGATCCTCTCAAATTCTATACCTGATGACGTGAATATATCCCTTGCATTGTCGTAACTGCTTGCAATCACTACAACACCTTGCGGCACTTTAGGATTACTGATATGGATAAACTTTACCTGGTATATCTGTCTGTCTTTAACTATCATATTTTTCTCCTATTACTCTGCTGGTGTCAAGTCAGTATATGTTATAGTTAGTGCTGCTGTTGGTACTACCTCATCAATATTACCCATAATCTTTTTTGTGAACGACCCCATCATCTTTCCGCGATCCACTTCCGGGTTTTCGTAACTTTCAACCTTGCCATAAGTACTGAAAGAATATTGATGAACAGTGCCAATTAGTATTGTAACGAGGTCCAGCTGTGCAGTGCTTTGAATATTGGAATTTATGTGCGGATCGTTGTCTGCGTCATATATCCAGCTTGCAGTCAATGTTCCTCCGGCTCTGACGATTACTGGATTGATAATAGTGTCACTATTCTGGAACAGTATATCATCCCCTGCAAGCTCATTTGTCAACGTCAATGTTCCGCCGTTAAATGCCGTTATTGCTGCCCCACCTAATACCACAGAGAGATCAGAATATTTGGCAATGTCATCATTTGGGTGTGATGCGTCCGTTACTGCTGTCAATATCAGCGCATTAGTTGTGGCATTAGTTGTTTCCCTTGTTAATGCCTCACCCTTGAATGTGGCAGAGAATGTGACTGGTGAGCCCTGCTGAAAATTCAATACAAATTGGGTTAATATTGCACCAGTAACCACGTCATATACATCGTCAGTGGGGGTTTCCAGAGTGCCAATATCGGTATAGCGATATAGTGAAGCGCCTGGTCTCGCACATGAATTATTATGAGTCCAAATATCAGCAGAATCGCCAGCCTCATCATCTCCAGTCAATAATTCAAGCAGGAAATTGAGCATTGATTTTGTCAACACCCCCTCAACTGTGCAGTCCACATAACTAATATCTTTGTCTGATTCCATTATGTCAGTCACTATTTGACCTGTATTTCTTGGAATAGCCATTTCCGGTACTACTTCCACATAATTGAACTTACAGCCAGCTTTAAGCTCAATTGTCTTGTTTATTGTGCCGTATGTACCTTCTACGGCACCCATAAATAGGGTATTTTGTCCGCATCTTTCTGCCATAATATAGCTCCTGTTAGCAGTTACCCGCGCGGGTAACCTGCATATTTATTGTGTAATTTAACTTTCTTCCAAATATTCCATCTGCGTAACCGATCATATTCGTCTCATTTATCTCACCCGTTGGAATGCCTTTTTCGGTAGATATAAACCGGGTTAAGTTTACGGTTAATCCTGAATATGTGGCGGATAAGCTCATAATTGTTTTAATTATTACCTCATATTCATGCAGCCTTTTAATTATCGTACCCGTCCCCCGGCTTATATAGAAATAAATCCCGATATCAAAATCTATATTATCAAATCCATTAAGTAGATATTCTAAACTCTCAGTCTCGTTCCCGTCCTCAATTATACAAGCTGCGTAATTTGTCTTGCTGGTGTTCTGAATTGCACCCATAGCTTTTGTTACTTCTTCCGGGTAATAACCAACATACTTGAATGATCCGTTATCCTTCAACGCACTCTTAATTGCTGTCAGTAATTCGTATGGAGTTGATGCACTCATAGTGTTATTGTCCTTAGCAGTCGCTTTTCTATGTATTCAATATTGTTCTTACTGAGCCCAAAAAACTCCCGTTTTGGCACTCCAATTCCGTCATTGTGTCGTACAGCTTTCGTATTTTCACGGGTAGAATCAAATCTAATTTCGCCGCCGTTAGCAATCCTGAAGGCTTTCATTGATCTAACCATATCTCCATGCCACGTTAGCGAAACAGGTGAAGATTGCCTATTATTGTCTAATCTTACGGCTTGATACATCTTGCTATAAGGTTTGAATCTGCGCCCTTGATAATCAATACCTGAGATAGTATCATTTAGCATTTTATTTCTAACCGTAGATAATACTTTAACTATCTGAGCCGGTAATGCCTTAATCTCTTTAGATGTTTGATTCACTTCTTTTACAAATCCATCCATACCTTCAATCGTAAAAGATGCCATTATCTGCCAGCCTGGGGAATATAGCTCATCTTACTGTAATATATCAATGATCCGCCTGCCTGGTCAGGATCAATAGTTAATAGTTTGAATTTCTTTCTTAAATGATCGGTGTAATCTTTTCTATAAGATTTTGACTTATTCATGAAAGCACTTTCAGCATCACCCTGAGCAAGATCACTGTAAATAAGTGATAATGTCAGGAAGTCGGATACAAGACCTAAATCTGCAGGTGTATAGATGCAATCGAGTATATCATCATCTTCCTCAATATATTCCAATAAATGATTATTAAGCAACATCTCAGAGGCATCATCCCCTAACATTTCTTTCGCAATCTCAATTTTATCGTCATATACTGATTCAGAATAGATACTAATTGTCCCGGTGGATGTGCCTATTGCAATCTTTGGTTTGAAGTAATCCTCTAAATCTGATGGTATAACATATCGAAATAGTTCTGCACCTGCTGCCACGGTTCCTGTCTTGACATATAAAACTAATCCGGTCCCGTAAGCGGTGAATATAATATCATCATCAGATCCATTTACGACAATTGAAAATCCGTCAAATACGCATTCAGTCTCAGCAATTCCAATAATTTCAAGAATACCTAACCCGCTACTAACATTAATTGACGTTGGAGTAATCGCAGATGCAACATTCGCATCTTGAACGGAATATGTATCTGTGCCATCATCCACAAGCTGAGTTATTTCGCGCTCTATTTTTGTAAGACTTGCCACTGTTGTTAGAGTAGCTGCATCCCACTTTCCTGTTGCATCTGCCATTATATACTAATCCGTCTTTGGTGCTGGTGTTTTCTTTGGTGCTGGTGTTTTCTTTGGTAACGCTGCAATTATTGCCTGTGTCAATTCCCCGATACTGACTACCTTGGATTTTTGATCCTTAGTCGTCACCTGGAAATAATCTGTTTTTTCAATCGGCATTTTAGCCTCCGTAAGGTTGTGGGGATGGCAACGGAGTTCCCGCCGCCATCTTAAATGTTAAACCATCCCCTGATTGTTATTAGTCGCCCCAGCCTACGAGTAGGATGTCAACATCTTCTGACGATTCATTCGCATCTGTAGTGAATAACAGGCGGAAATAATCACCGGCATCAAGCTGCCCTTCCGGGAGTACATAATCTACAATAACTGCACCAATTGCAAATGTCAATGTACCATCTGCGTTTGTTTTGTGCTGAAGATAAATATGATTCTCTGCCTTGGGTCCGGTTGTTGGGTTCGCGGTACTTCCCGCCATGAACTCAATACTCATTGCCTGCCCTGTTGCGATTGATACTTCTGTTTGGGCAATTACCAGAAGTCGTTGCTTGCCGTTGCTTGCACCAACATAAGTGAAGTTTGCACTGTATCCGGTATTTGCATTCGGGAGACTGAAGTCTTCATCAGACTGTATTGGATTGTATCCGTGTCTTGCCATAATATCCCCCTTAATCCAGAACCGCTGTTTCAACGTCTGAGATATTTTCGTCCACTACTATCTCAACACCATTGAAGGTCATGATTCTGTTGTCATATTTATCGGTTTCTGAGGTTGATTGCAGATTAGCATCATTCAGTCCAAAGATGAAATCGCGCCCGCGTTCGTTGCAGTATATCTTTGTGTTTACAATGTCACGATCGCTATGAACGCCGCGCATTGCAGCCATAAGCTGTGCGGAAGTTGGGATATGTGATGCATCAACCTGTGTAATAGCCCAAACTGATACAGTGCTTGCAACCATAAGACCGAGATCGGTCAAGTGCCAGCTTTTCCAGGATGGAATTTGAGCATAAGTACTGACGTTAGTGTCCTGGCTTTCTCTGATTGGCTGAGTTGAATACATCAAGTTCTTTGCACCCTTGATAATATTGGGATCAACTAATGCAGAACAGAAGTTAGGATTCCAGCGTACTACAAAGATTGAAGTATTGCCTCCGGGTGTCCCTGACATTTGGGTACGCTTGCTGTTAGCCTTTGCGTGATCATGAAAGCCCTTGAAACCATCTTCATCGCCAAACGTGCTGTTTGTACCATAGATGATCTGTTTGGACAGAGCCTGAAGCATTGATTCAAGCATTTGCGGGTACGTGCCCTTGAAGTAACTGTTGGCTGCGTTCTGATCCATACCACCGCCAATCTCTGCAACGGTTTTGGCATCTTCTGCCTGAAGGATAGTGAACTGCTGAAGGTCTTGACGACCTAATGTGTTATTGATTGAGGACGGAGTTACTGATCCCCCGACCTGTCTGATTGTTGGTGTTGCAAGAGAGCCGGAAATCTTATACTTATGATAAGTACCATTGCTTGACGGGATGATTCCCATTGTCATTGCAATTCCGGTTTTCTTCTCCACCATATCCATGATAGGCTGACCATTAATTGATTGCTCAACCAGTATGTCTCGTAATGTAAGCATATATCATTACCTCTTATTGAGGTTAATATCCAAAATTAACCTCTTTCAAGTTGCTATTATTTGTCCGCTGTTTTCCGGGCGTTCCGGGCGGTGGTTGTTTATTATCCTTGAAAAGTCCCAGTGCTTCATGTTCAGCAGCTTTAGCAAGATTGGCTGTAATCTCATCCGGTGTTAATTCCTCACCGAATTTGTAATAAACCTTGACCTTGCCTATCTGCTCATATCCGTCATCAGTTTCTTTCAAGTCAAATATCTTTGCTCGCTCTGTCCACTTTGCCGCGTTGGCTTCGTCGCGTTTAACCTTGTCTGTTTCCCATTTTGTTTTGTATTGTGTTAAACCTTCGCTGTTTTTCTTTTCAGTTTCAAGATCAGTTTTCGCGGTTGTTATTTCAGTGTTCAGAGTTTCGATATTAGCGGTAAGCTCCCGGATTTTCTCTTTTCGGGACGATGATTCATGATTAGCTGCTGTACGGTCTGCAAGCAGCGTGTTTCCTTCTCTCTCGATCTCGGAAAGAAGTGTTCCAATCTCTGCCGATGCTTCGGCGGGCAGTTTTGCTCTAACCTGAGCAACAATTTCTTTTATCGTCATTTCGTAGCCTCCGTAATAATTGCTGGATTGTAGGGTAAATCTTGTCAATAGGATTATTATCTTTCTTTCTTCTATAATCCAAGCGAAGCGGAAAATCAATCAATCATCTTGAAATCTGCCTTGCGCGTATGCGCGAGATTGATTGATTTATAATTAAAATAAGAATAAGAATAAGAATAAGAATGCAAACGCCTATGTTTTTGCACATACGATTGGTTATAATTTTGTACATACGATTGCCTATGCTTTCACACATATGATTGGTAATACTATGTCGAAAAATATAGGCAATAATGGGGTTTTTAGATATTTTGGGTATGAAATAAGAAAAGACCTGATTTTTACGCCAGGTCTTGGATAATGTTTAGGTGTAATTTATGTCTTTTTCATAGTAACCTCCTGTGTAATGTTTCAAATTTTATCTTCATTTGCTTTTTCTGCTAAATAATCATCCTCACTCTTTTCAGATAGCCACCAATTAAGAGTTTCAGTTTCATCTTCAAACTTAGCAAACCATCCCTTTTCATTCATCACACATTTAATTGATTTAAGTATATTTTCCTTGTATGTTGGAAACATCTCTAAATCTTTTGCCCTTCCGGCTCTCTTGGCGGGGCAGCAGATACAACCTATTCGATGCCATCCCCGATCATACAGCTTGCAATAAGGAATATCATTTGACTTAATATATTCCCATATTTCAGCATCAGACCAGCTGAATATAACATGAATAACCTTTTTAGCCCTTTTCTCTTCCTTTAACTTATCCAGTAAATCAAGACTGATGTCTTGACCTTTATATTTTTTCCGCCAGTAGGGTTTGAGGAAGTATTCCATCTTCTCTCTTTTTGACCGCTCATGGCTTTCTGCCGCCCTAATGCCGTCAATCATAAACCTTCCAAATCCTCCACCTTCTTTTAATATACCACAGCACCACCGAAACTTTCTTGTCGGTAACCCCTTCGACCTAACTAACTGATAAAAGTTAGTTGCCTTTTTTTTATAAACAGGATAATGCCATTCTACGTCAGGATAATTCTCTTTCATGTATCTGAGCAATTCTGGCGGGTCTATTGTCGTAGAATTGTAATGAGCATCAAACTTGACACCTGATTTCACGAGTAAGTCGTAACATACAATTGAGTCCTTACCTCCACTGAATGCGAGATAATAGCCATCTTTTGGCTCGTGTTCTTTCAGTAGTTCAATTGCTTCATTCCATAGTGCTTTCATAAGTACCTCCTTAGTACAAAATCAACAATAATTATTAACTAATATTAGTCAAGATTTAAACTTCCTCATACTCCGCAAAAGTCATATCAGTGATCCCGAATATATGCTGACAGTTCCACCGTGGCTCAGTGTGATCTAATCCACCACCCGCATTAAATTCCTCCATCTCAGCGGTAGTAAAGAACGGTGCGTGTATCTTCTCAGTTATAGCCCATATACATTCAGCATGACTATTATCCTGCAATGGCGCGCCTATATACTCCCATATCGTTTCACCTCTATCAATATCAGCAGCTCGCAATATCTCATATTCAGTCTGCTGGCTATATTCCCGCTTTGCAGTCCTGACATACGTCTCTGCATACCTACCAAGTTTGCCTAATTCTTTACCTAATTTCGATGTTAATTGAGCATTACTCGTTCCGGCTAATACACTATCATACAGAGCTGTTGAGATAGAAGCCATAGTATTTTGCCCCAGACTTGCCATCCCCGCATATTGCATATTTTTTAGTCCATTCAATGAGGTTTTCTCTATCGCTCCGTAATAAGTTGCTGTACCTTTGAACCGCTTACCCATCTCCTTGATCTGCTGTGCAGTGAAATCGCTGTTATTCTGGCTGAACTTATTAATTAAATCATAATATCCGGCATCCTCTAAAGCCTGGATTAATTCACCTGCCACAACTGATACATTATCAAAGTTTTCTGCTACCGGTACTATTAATCCGGATTCTGTTGTCATTTTGATGCTACTGTTCAGGAAGTTTGACATCTTTTTTATGACGCGCTCCATTTGGATATTGAACCGCGTTACCTGTGAGTCTATCATCTGTATAGTGGTTGGCATTATTCCTCAGTACTCGCAACTTCAAACGCTGGTGCATTCAAGGCACTAATATCGCGCTTTTCTTTTACTCGATCCATCACAATCTTTAACGCGTCCTCGCGTTCCAGCGTTCCACCGCTATTCTCAATTTCTATATCCACCAGATTCCTGGTACCTGACATCATTTCCTGCGCCTGGCGCTTAATCCTTTCGTCTGGTGTCTCAATGAATTTCTGATCACCATACTGAATCTGTACGTCAAGACCTTCAGAGAATGATCCACCTAATCCCTTATACTGATTGCTCAGTGCCATAATATTCAAACATAGCTGTCTAAGTGGTTCAGTGTAATACTTACGCTGTGATTGATTCCAGTGCAGCAATTCAGCTTTTTGTAACCATAACTGATACCCGGATGTAGCAGTGGTTCCAGTAACCATTGATTCGCTCATGTGATGTGCCAGCTTAGTTTCCTTAGAATCAGTTTCTAAAGTTTTCATCAGGTCCAATAGCTTCTGATCCGGTGTCACATATTGAACGTCCTGTTTTCCCTGCATAGCATTAGGCGGTACATTGACACGTGATTTATGACCTATTGTTATTTTCTGGTCATCTGAAAGACCATAAGACACAAGTAATGGTTGCTGATATACTTTAGCCAGATTATACTCAGTAAGACGCTGATCATGTGTTAATGACTTAGATACAAGCGGATTAAGACCAGTATGCCAGTAAGATGATATGTTAAGATAATTTCTGAATGTAGTAGCAGGGTTAAACGGATATTTCGTTGTATCCTCAAAATCTGCATATTCAGCATCGGTGTATGGTAATATCTTCCGTTCCTTTCCCTCTGCACCGGATATGATTACAAGTCGTTTTCCTTCAGTATCACATTCCATATAGATGTCCGACCTTGAATTATTTTTCTGGTCATTCGGCATTTCACCAATCTGATAATAGAATTTATCGGCATTAGTCTGATCGTACATATTTCCTGTAATAAATGACCGGTTAGGAGTAATGAGATCGATCTCAATCTTACCGTTACGGGTAACTGGTATTGCTGTCATATCAAAAAACAGGTTAGTTAATCTATTAATTTCAGTCGCGACAACGTCCTTATTAGCTTTCTTCAGTATCTCATTTAAGGCTGCTGTTTGGTCGTCCTTCACCTCGCCTGATTTATCCACAACTGACACCTCAAATGGTTCAGCAAATACAAGACTAATATCCTTTGTGATGTTTGCAAGCATATCAGCGGAATCAATACAGGTTTTCAGTTCTGATTCATCACCCTGGCTGTCAACGTCCTGGTCTATCTTCTCATTAAGATATTCCTGATATAGACCGTTATACATATCGTATGCGAATGCAGCTAATTGCCTGCGATCACTGTCACACTGCCATTTTGCTGTGATCTGTGACGCCTTGATTACTTCTTTTGCCGTGTTGTTTGTGTATATCATTTTGTGCTCCTGTTTTTATCTCTGATAAATCTTAAAATTAAAGTATTCAGCAAAGTACTGCTGATACACATCATATCCTAACGCGTCCGATATATGTGTCAACAACTTATTAACTCCACCGTCTTTATTCAGTGCGCCTGCCTCATTTACGGTACATTGATTGAGATCATTAATCAGGTATATCATCTTATCATTTATCAATATTTTGTTCTTACTGAACGCCCAATTTACCATATTCAATCTATCGCGTTCACCAGGGTTATTCGTGCCCTCAATCCTGAATCCTGCATCTTGTAATATCTTATGGTCTGTGACACCGTATGCGGCATTAGATGCCCGTTTATTACCTGTCATATCCGGTCTTATTGCAATCTGCTTATCCGGGAAATCATGTAATAATACATCGCGCATCTGATACGTATTAGAATCCATTATGTAATATTCCTTTCCATACCTGCTGATATTGTCTTGCGTGAATCCCACGACCGCAGTCATTGGCGCGACATTAAAATCCATGCCACAATGTAGATGCTGCGGAAACTCTGCTAATATATTTGACGGGGTTACGTGTCGTTTCTGATCGAATGCGTAATAAGCTCTCAATCCGGTAAGGTTCACAAACTCACCATATCGCGCCTGCTGGATACGTACATCATCAAATTGAGATATGAAGTTATCAATGTATGAATCTGGTAGGAAAATGTTATCGTCTGTCTTGGCTTTGATATGCTCAACAGATCCATTCTGAACCAACTCGTATGTATATCTAAATCCTTCCGGTGTTGTGGTTATAATTATATTATTATCGCCACCATGCTTCGATGTACGTCTGTTACGCTGTATGATAGCGGTCCATATTTGCTTTTGCTTCTGTGGCTTCAGCGTATCGAACTCATCAAGCCAGGTGTCTGTGGTTTCATATCCAATTAGCTTATTTGCATCGTCCATTGACCTGAACCATATCTCACCACGTAATTCACCTGTAAGTATGAACTTTTTCTGTTCCTTATTTTCCTTGTATGGAATTAGATACTTATTCAGGAAATTACGTAACTCAGGAATGTTTACATCTTCCATAAGCCGGTAGGTAGGCGCATAAACTCCGATAACTCCCTTACCTTGTCTTTTCTTTATCCTGTCCATTACCCAGGTAGCGCCGCCGTATGTTTTGCCTGATCCGTAACCAGCTACTAATGCTTTCCACTTCCGCTCTGAATGTATGAGCTTCAACTGGTGCCTGAATAGCTGTATCTCTGGTATGATACTGAACTCATTAATGTTAATGTAATTGAAGTCAACGGATTGTATGGATTTGTCGTTTTGGTGTAGATCAGGATTGCGTTTGTATTTAGAGTTCTTGCGGTTTGTTAGTAGGAAGATGCCGGCTGTCTCGGATGGTTCTATCCTGCGTTTCGTTTTTCTAATGTGATCATCTTGACCAACCAATATCTTTACTCGTTTTCCGTTCTTATCTACCTTACCAGTAAACTCATATCTCATCTTGGATTCTACTACTTCTTCATCTTCTTCCTTGTATCCGACAGCTCGCTTAAATAGTGCATTTTCAATCTTTTCATTGATAGATTCAGTGCCCCTTTTTATTGCGTCACGAAAGTCAGG